GGCATATGAATTGGGCAGGGAGTTAATTGTCGATTCCAATACTATTGATTTGGAATCCGCCAGGAGCATTCACTGCATTCATTACTATTCGCCTGAAGCGTTGAAGCAGAAGGTGAATGAGGGATGGAACGCCAAATGGATCGATGAAGCGATTGAGAGGTCCAAGGACTACTTTGAGGAGGAATCGTACTCCGATTCGATGATGAATTACGACTACGATAATCAAAGCTATGAGGGCTTAATTCGGGTGGTTACGACTTATCGGAAGGAACTGGACGAGGATGATTGCCCAATCGTCACCAAGACCTGCTGGACCCGCGAAATGGACGAGGCAGGATTCCATGAACCGGTTGGCTATGATGAGGGAAGATATCCTTTTGTTTGTATCACGCGAGAGCATTTAAACCATCGTTTGTTGGACTCTCGCGGATACCCTGAACTGCTGAAGAGTTATCAGATTGCAGTTAAGACCGAGATGGACAGCCGGAGGGATGCGGCGAGCATGACCACGATGCCCCCCTTTACTTACTCTTTAGGCCGCCGTCCCGAAAGGATCGGACCAGGAGCACAGATTCCTGTCCGCCGAAGGGATGAAGTCGGATGGATGGAAACCCCGAGGTATTCACCGGCATCGGTGGAGGTCGAGATGCAGATTCGTCAATTATGTAATCGCATAACAGGACGGGCAACGAGTGCGGAAGATGCAGTCGAGGCTAATGTTTTAAAACAGCATTTGGTGAACTGCTGGCTCAGTGGATGGAAAGAGGTTTTAAAGCGTGTATGGTGCTTGGATCGGACTTACAGCGGACCCATGATTTGGTTCAGGGTTACCAATAACGAGCAGGGAGCACAGTTAATTTTAGACGAAACTGCTGAACTGTATGATTTTAATATCACTTGGAACTCGTTGAATCAGGATGAGGAAAAGGTCATTCAGAAACTTGATACTGTGGGTAAAGTTATGGCTCAGTACGATAGACAGGGAACATTTAGGACGGATGCGTATCTCCGTAAATTTCTTGAGGCAATCGATCCAAACTTAGCCGGTCAGCTTATCATGCCGGCAGAAGAGGCCAGCGATAAAGAGATCAAGGAAACTTCAGCGGATATTGCCAAAATCGCAAGTGGACAGGTCGTTAATGCCCCTCAGCAGGGAGCAAATGCACAACTTAGAATGCAGGTATTACAGCAGTATGTGCAGGGAACGGAGGAAGTGCCCGCAACGGATGTGCAGGAACGAATGCAGACGGACGAAAACTTTGCGAAGCGGATGCAGACATATGTTGGTCAGCTCGAGCAACAGCAAGCCCAGCAAAGAAACGCTTTAATAGGCCAGCTAGGGACAGCCCCCGGAAATGTACCAGGTACATCAGTGGCCGCTTAACTAAAAGGAAATATATTATGCCATACGGAAAAGGAACTTACGGATCGAAGGTTGGACGGCCTTCTAATAAAGCAAAAGCAATGGGTCGGAAGAAAATGATCCCTGTTAAAAAGAAGATGCCTAAAAAGAAAAAGTGAGTAAGGTTTACCGAGGTGTAACATTCGCCGGATATTCAAAGCCGAAGCGGACCCCAAACCATCCGACTAAATCCCATGTGGTTTTAGTTAAAGATGGCGGTAAGGATAAGATGATTCGTTTCGGCCAACAGGGTGCAAAGACTGCCGGCAAACCGAAAAAGGGTGAGAGTTCAGCAATGAAGAATAAGCGGGCATCTTTCAAAGCTCGTCATGGTAAGAATATCGCAAGAGGAAAAACTTCGGCGGCCTACTGGGCAAACAAGGTAAAGTGGTAGTATGCCAAAAGACGCTTGCTATAAAAAGGTCAAGGCTCGGGTAAAAGTATTTCCGAGTGCCCGAGCATCGCAACAAATCGCCAAATGCCGGAAGTCGAAGGGACAGGTTCGTAAGACCGCCAAGGGTACATCATTGAAAAGATGGGGTGCTGAGAAGTGGAAGGATACACGGACCGGCAAGCCATGCGGACAGGGCAAGTCGAATGAATACTGCCGCCCAACTAAAAGAGTTTCGAGTAAAACGCCCAAGTTGAAATCGGAGATGAGTAAAAGCCAATTGAAAAAGAAAAAGGCTGAGAAATCGAAGGTCGGTATGGGACGAAGAGTTAAACCAGTTAGAAGAAAAAAATGAATCTCGTAGATGCAATAGCCGGCCTAGGTGAAATGTCTGAATGGAAATACATTCAGGGATATATTCGTGAACAGCGGGATATGTGCCTGGTTGATTTTCAGGACTATACCCATGTGGACAATCCGCAGAAACTTGCCCGACTAAGTGGTGAGATTGCAGGACTGACTCGAATAATTGAAAGTTTGGAAAATGCCGAAGCTGACTCCCCACCAGCAGTTTAAAAACGCTCACCGGGCATTGATTAATCGTTGGATCGAAGAATCTGACATTGAGGATACGGAGATCGCCAAGATCGCGATGGAAGATGTCGAGGAGTGGCTCGATGAGGATGTTGTCGATTTCGAGTGTGACATGGTGCTCGAGGATGATGACGATGATGAAGAGGAAGGGTAGCCTCTACGAACAGAAGTTTTTCTCGGAGGCACTTCAGCATGGGCTGGAAGTCTTTGTGCCGTTGGGCGATTATTTGCCACAAGACTGCCTGGTCATGAACACGGCGGGCAAGATTTTTAAAGTTCAAATTAAAGGGACTGAGGGGAAGTCGAAAGACGGAAACCGAGGTGGACTAGGTCGTTATATGCTGACCACTGCAATGGGATCGACAGGGAAAGAGTCAATCGACTGCACAAAGGTCGATGTTTTGGTGGCATATGTGGAAGAACAGGATGCATTTTATAATATCCCATGCATGGAATTAGACGGGGCAAAGAGGATAAGCGTATACCCTCACAACCCTGATTCCAAAGCCAAGCACGAACAATTTAAGGATAATTGGAAAATTTTTAAGGTTACCTGAAAAAACTGCTTTTAAAACTGCTATAATTGACGCTGGTGGAGCATATCTGCTCCGCAGAAACAAGCAAGAGAGTGCGAACTCAACAACAAACGCAGAGATATGGCAGAAACAGTTATAAGCGAGGCTCCGGCTGAACAATCGGGAGCAGAAAACAATCAAGCGCGAGGCCCACTATCGGTGGAAGATTTGGCGGCAAGTTTTGTCGAACAGGTTGAAACGGATCAGGAGGCTCAACAGGTCGATGAGACTGAAGCGGAAGGTTCCGAAAGTTCCGAAGAGGTAGATGCATCGACCGATCAAGAAGATGTTCTTTCACAGTCTGTAACCGAAGAATCTGAAGAGGATGAAACGGAAGAAGATACCGAAGAGGAAGAGGTTGAAGAAGAGGTCGAAGAGGAAACTCAGTCGAAGGGTTTGAAGAAAACTCTGAAACAGATTTCCCGTCTTACTGCCAGGGCAAAGAGTAGCGAAGAGCTAGTCGAAACGCTCAAGGCAGAAATCGACAACTTAAAGCAATCAGGCGGAAGCCAGCAAGCCAAGCAACCCGAATTGGAAAACATTCAATCGTTTGAAGATTTGGAAAAGTTGAGGGGTGAGGCACAGGCGGCCAAGCGATTTGCACTTCAGCACATTGGCAAGGATTACATTGAAGTTGAAGGAAAGGAATACACGGATGAAGACATTCGCAACATTCTCACCCAAGCGGACGAATACCTTACCGAAAAAATTCCTCAACGAGGGCAGTACCTGCAACAAAAATCTGAGTGGAGTAAAGACACGATCAATACTCACCCATGGATGGACTCATCGGTGGACGATGATGTTTCTGAAAGTCGCAGGGAAACCTACAACCAGTTACGAGGCCAATATGGCAATCTACTGGATAATCTTCCCAACGGTGACTTTATCGCCGCCACTCTAGTCAGAGGAATCGAAGCATTAAAAAGCGACCAAACCGCAAAGGCTCCCAAGAAGGTAGTCAAAAAGCGTAAGGCTCCACCTCCAACAGATGGAGGTGATGTATCACCGCCAATCGAAAATTCGACTACTCGGAAACAGAAAGAAAAAGCAAAAATCTTGAATCGCACAAACCATCTTTCGGCTAACGATCTTGCCGCATTTCTAGCGGACTAAAATTGTAAAAATCTAACAAAATTTAAAACATTTAAAATCTCATTACTATGGCATTAGCAACATCTTACAATGTAACTAGCGTGCAAGGCGCTAGAGAAAATCTAGAAAATCTACTAAAAACAGTCGAGCCTACAGAAACTCCGCTTTTTAGTTTTTTACCACAATCAGCCGCCCCGAAAGCGACTCTTAACGAATGGCTCGTAGATAGCCTGGCAGACCCTAGCATTTCCGGTCAAATCGATGGAGTCGATTATACTCTTAGCGATATGAGCGACTTGGTTAATTCCCGTGCTCGCCTGTCAAATAGAATACAAACCCTCCAGGATAGATTTTCTGTCTCGCGCCAAGCTGAGATGGTAGATGTAGCCCCTAATGGTCAAAACGGTTTGTATAACGCCTCCAAGGCGAAGTCTCTTATTCAGCTTAAACGCTCAATCGAAACTGCTATTGGTTCCTCAACCGACCAAGCCGCTGGCACATCTTCCGCAGGAAGTTTGCTCTGTGGGTTGGGTAAATGGAGTGATCCCGCCGCGACTGGAGCGACATTCGACACAAGCGCAAAGCAAGGTTTTCGTGCAGTCAGCGGATCTCGTGTAGACTTCGCCAACTTAACAGAATCTGCTCTTCGTGGACTTCTTCAATCTGTTTACGAAGCTTCAGGAGCCAAGGGAGAGTACAAACTTTTTGCTGGTCCCGCAGTTATGAATGCGATCACCGATTACACTCGTGCGGCTATATCCAACAATCCAGTTTATTCTTTCACTCAAGATGTGAGCGGAAAAACTTTGATTCGTTCAGTGCTTAGTTTTGTAAGCGATTTTGGAAGTATCGACATTATTCCCATGTTGCATGGTGGTCGCGGAATCTCCCAAGACATCACAGCGGCAACGAATGCCAACCCTGTTGTTGTTACCTGTAATGGTCACGGCTACTCGGATGGTGACAAAGTTACTATCAGTGGAGTTCTTGGAAACACTGCCGCAAACGGAACTCATACAGTTGCCGGAAAAACTGCAAACACTTTTCAGCTTAGTGGAGTAACCGGCAACGGAACCTACACTTCCGGTGGAAAGCTTACCGCAGGAACGGACACAGCTGAAGGAGTTATAAATAGCAATCGTGCTTACTTGATTCCCGACGATGACACTGTTTCCCTTAAATTCCTTGAGGGTATCACTGTTAATGACCTTCCTGATAACGGGGCTGGCCGCAGGGCTATATCCGAGACGATGTTGACTCTTAGGGTCGCAAATCCAAGAGCACTCGGCTCAATCGTTTAATTTGGGTGTATTATTAGTTATTGTGTGATAGGGAGCCGGTTTAGTGTGTGAACCGGCTCCCTTTTCCTTTTTAAAATGAGTCTCAATATAATAGTAAAAGGTGG